GTTTGGATATAGAGACGAAATACAAGTACCAAAACGGCAAGCGATTCGCGAGCTATGGGCTGGCAAGAGGATAACGTTGAGATCGGAGGGCTGGTAGCGGGGGCAGACGGTTCGAGAAAATACCGCTGTCCCCGTTGCTCCGATCAGCGAAGAAACAAGGCAGATCGCAGCCTGTCCATCACGAGAAAAGGCAGCGAGGTAATGTGGTTTTGCCATCATTGTGAATGGCGAGGGGGGTTTGATGAGGCTAGATCAGGAAGTAATCCAGTGGGCTCTACGAAGAAAAATAAGCCCAGAAACACTGCGGGAAATGAAAGTTGGAGGCGAAATCATATCGTTTGGTGATTCAAATAAACTTTCAATCATATTTAATTATCTGGATAACGACGGCGAGATCGTTAACTGGAAGGCCCGAAGCCTAAACGATAAGACGTTCCGGCAGTCGCCCGGAGGAACCCAGCAGTTCTACAATCAGGCAGCGGTTTTGGCTGGGCCTTTAGACGAGGTGTACATCGTTGAAGGCGAGATGGACGCCCTGTCTCTGATTGAGGCCGGAGTTCCCGCGCACTCTGTCCTGTCAGTTGTGGGCGGTGCGCCAGCGAATGTAACCGAAAGCCCGGACGAGGCGAAGCGATACGAATATGTGGCGCAAGCTCGCGCAGCAGGGCTAGGCAACTGCAAGCGAATTATTTTAGCTACCGACAGCGATTCCCCCGGCCGAAATCTCCGTGCTGATCTGGCCTATCTGTTAGGTGCAGCCCATTGTTTCTGGATTGAGTGGCCGGACGACGCGAAGGACGCCAACGACGCACTGGTAAAGTGGGGCGCTGAAAGCCTTGCCTCGTATCTTCATGAGAATGTGCGGCCCTATCCCGTCGAAGGAATTTACCGTTTATCTGAGATACCAGAGCCGCCAGCGTTGACGCTGTGGCAGGGCTGGCCGGAGTGGGAAGGAAAATTAAAACTTTCTCCTAGCCATTTGTCGATTATGAGCGGCTGGCCGGGCCACGGAAAAAGCCACCTCTCCCAGCAGCTCTGGGCGCGGATTGTTCGACGCTACGATATCCGTGTCGCCCTGATGAGCATGGAGACAAGGGAGAAGCCGTTCGTCCGACGCAATCTGCGAAGTGCGTACTGGAACAAACTTGAAAACGAAATGTCGGATGCCGAACAGAAAGAGGCTGACGACTGGATCGAGGATCACTTTCTGTTCATCCACCATCCGAAGAACTCGCCTACTTTTGAATGGCTATGCGAGATGATCAACTTGGCTTATGTCCGGCATGGCATCAGCGCAGCGTCTATCGATCCATGGAATATGCTGGTGCCAACGTTCAACAGAAATCAGCAGACAGAAACGGGATGGATTGGCGAGTGCTTGGATCAATGTACTTATCTCGCTAAAGCCTGCAATTTGCACCTCCAGATTCTGGCGCATCCGGCGAAACCCATCGGCGCTGGAGTGCGTGAGCCGATTACCTACAGCAGCATCGCCGGATCACAGCATTGGGCAAACAAGGCCGATCAGGTATTGAGCATTCACAGAAACGAATTTGTGGATGACTACGGAATTCGTAACACGGATGCGCGGCTAATCGTCCACAAAAGCCGATACGAAGAGCTTGGGTATCCGTGTGAAATCAACATGCAATTAAGTTTGAGCAAGGGAGTGTTTGAATGCACGGATTACAAGCAAGCGTGGCAGAGCTAGGCGTACAATGGACGATTTAAGCACGACTGATAAATTTGAGGGCGTTGGCAAACGCCGCCATGACAGAAAAGTCACAGTCAAATGTCTTGGGCCGCTGTGCAAAGGGACTAAAAAGTTTGAGAGTGAATCCAAAAATATCCGGCTGTGCGCCCGATGCAAAAAGCATATTCGAGGCGTCACAGGAGGTATGGCGTGAACATTCCTGCGGGCGCGCGGTACGGAGCTATTTTAACTGATCCCCCGTGGGCCTTTCGCACATGGAGCGACAAGGGCAAGGGGCGCTCCCCCTACTACAGCACAATGAGCTTTGAAGAACTTGCCGATCTGCCCGTAGCAGCCAGTGCAGCCAACGACTGCGCCTTGTTCATGTGGGTGGTGGACTCCCACTTGCAGACAGCAATGGATTTAATTCAGGCATGGGGCTTCGTTTATAAAACGATTGGCTTTATCTGGGTGAAGCCATCCATCGGGCTTGGATATTGGACTCGCAAACAGGCCGAAGTGTGTCTGATGGCGACACGGGGAAAGCCGAAACGTAAAAGCCGCGCCATAAGCCAAGTCATCAAGGCTCCACGCCGCGAACACAGTCGCAAGCCAGACGAGACATACCAGTGCATCGAAGAACTGGTGGCTGGGCCGTATCTGGAAATGTTCGCCCGTCAGAAACGGGAAGGCTGGGACTCGTGGGGTAATGAAGTGGGGAAGTTCGAGTGAGCATTCTTGAGGGCGCAGCCGAAGCCATCAAGGATCGCCACGGCAGGCACGGTGACTATCGGGACACCCATCGACGCATCGCCCGTCTATGGAGCGCCTATCTGGATGTTGAGATTACGGAGACAGATGTTGCCCGTATGCAAGTCTTGCTGAAGGTGGCCCGTTCCAAAGAGGGCGACGAGACAGACGAGGATCACGCCAAAGATATGGCCGGATACGCCGATCTGTTACAGAAGCTGGCGGTGTGGCTGGAGACGGTGCCGGAATAAAAACCGCCCGCCGTGCGAAGAGGTGGGCCAACACACGACGAGCGGGTAACAGGGAGGTTTGGTAGTTGAGATCATTATCCTATGATTTTATTAAATTTTGCACAACAATAATATATGGCGACGGAAATAGACGATGGCACACGCTTCGCGATGCCAATACGGAATTTGATCAGCATTATTTCTGCTGTTGCCGTTGGCGTCTGGGCGTGGTTTGGAGTGCAGGAGCGATTGAACCTGATCGAGACAAACCAGATATTAGTGAAGTCAGACCTGGAGAAGAACACAGAGTTCCGCATCAAGTGGCCGCGTGGGGAACTGGGCAGTCTGCCAGCAGACAGCGAACAGTTCATGCTGATCGAGCATCTGTCCAAGGAATTTGAAAAACTCGCAACCAACATTGAGGAGGGCCGTGCGCCGTTTGATCAGCAGCAGGCTCTAACGCTACGGTTTTACGAAAAGCGCATCGCCGTGCTGGAGCGGAAACTTGAAGAGGTTAAGGACGAGATTTCGGCGATCAAAGCCAACGGGAGCAAGCACTGATGGCGGAAACTTTATTTATCTTGATTTTATATCTTAAAGGAGCGCCCATCGAATACATGGGCCACCACGACGTGCGTGGGCAGTGGAAGGAAATGGGCATGGCGGGTTGCCTGTCAATAAAACGGACACTCCGGCGTAACGGATGGCGAGACAAGGAAGGATCGGGCACACGTTATTCGTGCGAACGCCGTAAGGTTTACGTGGAGACGGGATCAGACGGACGCCACAGGGTGATAAAGATTATCGAATAGTCAGGCTGTGCTTTTGGGGATTGTTTCACGTGTAACACCGCCCTTGTCGATCCGCAGAGTTTGATTGCGGTTGTTGTCGCCCGCATAACTGACGTGAACCCACCCGCTTGACGGTTCGCCGTTGTAGAACTCAAGGATCAGTTGATCGAAATCAAGCTCTTCCGCAATCCAGTAATACAGAACGAGATTATCTATACCGGGAATCTCTATATCAGCGGCTTCGCCTTTGGCATGTTGGCTGCTGTCTTTGCTGCCAATCGCACGGTTTAAGGGGAGCGCCCTGAAGCCTGAGTTGATAACTACGGGCTTTGCCCAGTGGATTCGTACTGGCTCAAGCACGTTTTCGCATAACGCCAGCATGTTTTCGAGTTGATCCGGCTCCGGCGAGTTGTCCAGCCCCATACGCAAGGCCGTCTGACTCTTCAGCATCTCGTCCAGCGTGAAGTGCGGCGTCAGATTCATTTCTTAATTGCCGCCCTTGCTTTGCCCATCGCCCTGTTCCCGAACCAGAATGACATGATTGCCGCAAACAGGGCTTGTGTCTCTGCGTCCCACACAACGTCCATGGCGGTTGTCCAGTCGATTCCTTGGTTAGCTATCAGGGAATACATCAAGGCCCCCTTAACGGCTAGGAACGCGCCCATAAACAGGTATGTGATGACAGGGCGGACGCTGGCCTGTAGCCCGACTACCCAGCCGCCCTTTGCTGCCAGTGCCGTATCGTGGGCGTAAAGCCCCTTCGTTTCGGCAATGTCGGCTTCCGCGTCAAGTTCTTGGAGTTTCAGTTCTGAAAGCTGGGCGGCGTACTGGGCTTTCGCTTCCAGCATCGCCAGTTC